TTAAAAAAGGCAGTAAAGCAGCTAAAAGACGTAAGTCTTATTGTGCTAGATCTCTAGGACAGTTAAAACGCAGTTCTGCTAAAACTAGGAACAACCCTAATTCACGAATTAGACAAGCAAGAAGAAGGTGGAAGTGTTAAATGGCTAAAGCAAAAAGTGGTGGAAAAATATGCCCAAAAGGAAAAGCTTGGGCAAAACGTACTTTTGATACATATCCTTCTGCCTATGCAAATATGGCAGCGTCAAAGTATTGCAAAGATCCAAACTATGCAAAAGGATCAAAGAAGAAGAAAATGAAAAGAGGTGGCTTGGTTAACATAAAAGGCCAAGGCATTGTAATGAGAGAAAGACTTAGGTAATGGGACAACTAAAAGAATGGCTTACCCAAGACTGGGTTAGGATAGGCACAGACGGTTCTATCAAAGGACCATGTGGCACAAGTAAAGACAAAAAGAATCCAGATAGGTGCTTACCTAGGGCAAAAGCAGAAAGTTTATCAAAATCAGAAAGAGCTGATACGGCTCGCAAAAAGAAAGCAGCCGGGCGAAAAGGCAAGACTGTTGTAGCTAATACAAAGAAAGCTAAAGTCAAATTAAAAAAAGGTGGAGAGGTAAGAAGAATCGCTAGAGGATGTGGTAAAGTTATGTCCGATAGAAGAAAAAGAACTAAATATTCTTAGGAGTAAATATGTATAAAAAAACGAAAGGCTACAGTAGTGGCGGAAAAATGAAGTCCAAAGGCATGGCTATGGGTGGCATGATGAAATCCAAAGGCATGAAGAAGGGCGGAATGATGAAGTCAAAAGGCTACAAAAAAGGTGGCATGATGAAGTCTAAAGGGTACAAGAAGGGTGGAATGATGAAATCCAAGGGGTACAAAAAAGGCGGAATGATGAAATCTAAAGGTTATAAGAAGGGAGGAAGAGTAAAATAAAGTGGCATATTTGCAAAGTAATATCCCACATTTTAAATGTTGGGTTAGGAGAGAGTACACGCACAACCACGAAAAATATCACGGAGAATTTTTACATGCTATGGCAGTTGCAGTTACAACAATGCCATGTCGTTGTTTAAGTTTTCAGTTGATATTTACAGGCATAGAAGCTGAAGGAGAAGAAGAAGACACAGTACATGGTGGAGCAATGTGGGCAAGAATGCCTATTACCGCTCTAGTAGGTGATACTCCTTTTGAAGAATGGCCTGAACCGATGGCAGTTCACGATGCTCAACCTTGGGATTGTTCGTCTCATCATCACGCTGTTTATGTTATAGATAGGGCAACACCTTGTCCTTGGATGGCAAAGATTGATGGTAATTTTTATCCAGCTAAATATATGTTTACTGTTGATTATGCAGAGAATGAAATAGCTGATGATCCAGCTCAACACAAACAAAGTCACGTTATGGAGTTGTTAGATGCTGGACCCTGGACAGGTAACATAGTTGCACTTCCAAATAACAGAGTTAGGGTTACACACCCGGCTTGGTTTGAAACAGGTACAGGTGCACCAGATTTTAAACCATCTGCTCATATACATTATTCAAAGTCTGATTTAGACTACACGTTGGATATAAACAGAATTTTTGATAATCTATATGCAGAGGACGAATAATGGCACTTTCAGGTAGTACAGATTTTGAACCTAATGTAGCTGAGTTTGTAGAAGAAGCATTTGAAAGATGTGGATTAGAACTTAGAACGGGATACGATCTAAAAACAGCAAAAAGATCTATAAACCTTATGTTAGCTGAATGGGCTAATAGAGGTTTAAATCAATGGACTGTAGAGCAAGCAACTCAAACAGTTACTGAAGGACAAACTGATTACACTTTAAACGCTAACATAGTTGATATATTAGATTGTTCTATAAGACGAAATACAAATGGAACTGATCTAGATTTACAGATGTCTAGAATTAGCAGAAGCGAATATTTAAACATTCCAACCAAATCAACTAAATCTAGACCGTCTCAGTTCTTTCTAGATAAATTAAGTACTCCTGTATTAAAGATATGGCCTTCTCCTGAAAACAGTACAGACGTATTAGTTTTTAACAAAATAGTAAGAATGGACGATGCTGACAAAGGAACTAATACTATGGATATGCCATTTAGATTTTATCCTTGTTTTGCTGCTGGACTTGCATATTACATAGCCATAAAGAAAGCCCCGGATAGAGCGGTTCTTTTAAAACAAATGTATGAAGAAGAATTTGAAAGAGCTATGAGCCAAGATGAAGACAGGGCTTCTTTTAAAATTGGATATAAATCCTTTGCATAAATATGGCGTATGCAGTTGGTAAACGTGCAAAAGCTATCTGCGATAGATGTGGCTTTGAATACAAACTTAATCAGTTAAAAGAAGAATGGAATGGACTGAAAACTTGTCCTACATGCTTTGAACCAAAACATCCTCAGTTAGAACCACTACCTCACGTAATAGATCCTGAAGCTCTTTATAAGCCTAGACCAAGCCAAGACGTTGGCGTAGGTGAAGGATTTGTTGTTGTGGTTTATACTGACATTGAAAAAGGCAACTCTATGGATCCAAATATTGTTGGATCAAATTTTGTTGTAGATAAAATGACAGGCTCAGTTGGGGAGGTTACAATCACGACATGACGTTAACTGAATTAAAAACATTAATACAGAATTACACAGAAAACGATGAAACAACTTTCGTTAATACGTTAAACGATATGATCATCAACACTGAAGAAAGAATTGCAGAGTTAATTGAATTTGATTATTTTAGAAAGAATGTAACAGGTGCTTTAACAGCTGGTAATACTTACCTCACAGCTCCTACAGATTTTAAACTTAGTTTTTCTTTAGCTGTCATAGACAGTAACAATGACTATCACTATCTAGATAAGAAACACACTAGCTTTATGCGTGAATATTCTAATGATGCAGTTGATAGTTCAGAAAGAGGAAGACCTTTGTATTACGCAGACTTTGATAAAGATTTATCTACTGCAAGCGATAACGGTTCTACTTTAATAGTTTCACCTGTTCCAGATCAAAATTATACTGTTGAGTTACATTACTTATATAAACCAACTAGTTTAACTTCACAAACAACAGGCACTTGGATGTCTAATAATGCTCGTAACGCATTACTTTATGGTTCATTAATAGAAGCATCTACGTTTATGAAAAGTGAACCAGAGATGCAAGTTGTTTATGAAACTAGATTTGGTCAAGAAATTCAAAGATTAAAAAATATGGCTGAAGCCAGAGGAAGAAGAGACGAATATAGATACGATTCATTAAGAAGCGAAACAACATAAGGAGAGAGATATGGAGAGAATTGAAAGCTTAGAAGGCAAAAGCATAGCTATTGTAGGGCTAGGAGAAAGTTGGCTAGATTACAATTTAGCTAAATCACACGGAGCAAAATTTGATGAAGTGTGGGCTATCAATGCAGTGGGATCTGTAATATTTCACGACAGAACTTTCATGATGGACCCGGTTAGTAGATTCTTAGATACAGATGATGCAGGGGGTCAAACAGATGGAATGATAGAAGTTTTATTAAATGATGATAAACCTATCTACACCTGTGAATTAGATGATAGATGCAATAACTTAATTGAGTATCCAATTAATGAAATATTAAAAGAATTTAATTGTTGTTACTTAAATAACACAGTTGCTTACGCAATAGCTTTTGGGTTATGGAACAAAGTATCAACAATTAAACTATTTGGAATAGATTTTAGTTACAAAGGTAATCTGCACTTTGCAGAAGCTGGTAGAGGCTGTGTAGAGTTTTGGCTATCTAAAGCTATGCACCTTGGAGTTCAAATTGAAGTTGCATCATCTAGTGGTTTGTTAGACACCAATGTTCTTGCACAAGAAAAGTTATATGGCTACCACAGACTCCAGGATCCTTTGATAATTATGTCAGATGGAAAAGGTTTTATGACATCTATGAAAAAAAGCGAAGCTATGGAGCTACAAGAAGAAGTACAAGAACAAAAACCTATTCTTATAGATAGAAACGATAGTCACTTAAAACCACCAGAGCCAAAAGAATGGTAGATGAATTAACTCCTACAGCAGTTCCAAGTTTAGGTGTGATAGAAACTAAAACATCTAACTTTGGCGGCCATCCTCCAGAGTTCTGGGCAGAACGTTTAACTGAAAAAATAGTTGGTAGTTCTGAGGAATTAGAGCCACACATAAAAGCACAAGCAAAAGCATATGAGGAGCAGATAAAACAAGTCTGTTTGATTTACATAAAAAATGCTATAAAATCCTATAAAGCTAGTTTAATTCAAGAGCTTATAAAAGCTGGAGAAGAAGATTTAGCTCAAATTGTAAAAAGGATATAAGTATGGCTATCACATCAACATTAACAACCAGCTTTAAAAAAGAGCTGCTAGAAGCTGTTCATAATTTTAAAAACTCAGGTGGAGACACTTTTAAATTAGCATTGTATACAAGCTCTGCTACTTTAGGTGCTACTACAACTGCATTTACTACTACCGGGCAAGCATCAGGAACTAACTACACTTCTGGCGGAGCAAATTTAACAAGAGTTGATCCAACATCAAGCGGCACTACAGGTTTTACTGATTTTGCTGATTTGACGTTTGGTACAGCCACCATAACTGCTAGAGGTTGTATGATATACAATTCAACTGACAGTAATAAATCTGTTGCCACAATAGATTTTGGCGGTGATAAAACATCTACAGCTGGTGACTTTACAGTAGTTTTCCCTGCGGCAGCAGCAAGTACAGCTATTATACGAATAGCTTAGTAGCCTATGGCTAATATAACAGGCTGGGGTCGTGGAACCTGGGGTTCCGATACGTGGGGAGAACCTAATCCTGTTACTCTTACAGGACTTGCTGCAACAAGTGCGGTTGGTTCTTTAACCGTTGTTGCAAAAGCAAATGTAACACCAAGTTCACAAGTAGGTACTGGAGCAGTAGGGACACCTACTTTTGATTGTGAAGCCAACGTAAGCCCTACAGGACAATCAGCGACCAGCGCATTAGGATCTGTAACAGTAGATGCTGAAGCTAATGTCACACCATCTGGCCAATCTGCTACAAGCGGTTTAGGCACACCTTCTATAGATGCAGAGGCTAATGTAACGCCTACTGGACAATCTGCTACTGGAGCTGTATCTGGAGTAGGCGTAAACGCACAAGCAGTAGCTGTATGTCCAAGTGCTGTAGGAACATTAGGATCTGTATCAGTTGATGTAGATGGTGAAGCAAATGTATCTGTATCTGGCGTTAGTGCAACAGGGGCTGTAGGCTCTGTAACAGTACATCATAATGAAATATTTACACTAGATGGTGTGTCTGCAACAGGATCTGTAGGATCACCTACAGTTGTAGCTAAATCAATAGTATCTATAACAGGCGTATCAGCTACAGGAGAAGTTGGAAAACCGTTTGTTTGGAGCCTTATAGATGAATCACAAACACCTAATTATAGCGATATTACAGATACACAAACATCTAGTTTTACAACCATAGATCAAACTCAAACTCCCGGTTGGGAAGATGTTGCTTAACTATGCAGAAGAAAGGTAATATAATCAATTGAACGGAGATATAAATGGCTACTTATGTAAATGATTTAAGACTTAAAGAAATAGCTACTGGTGATGAGTCAGGAACTTGGGGAACAAGTACAAATACCAATCTAGAGTTGATTGGAGAAGCACTAGGCTTTGGTACAGAGGCAATAACTACAAACGCAGATACTCACACTACTACTGTAGCTGATGGATCTACAGATCCTGGTAGAGCTATGTATCTTAAATACAC